ATCTTTTGATAACGCTGTGGGTCATGATTATATTGACGATGCTGATTCTCGATTTGAATTTTATCATAGAGTAGAAGAACGTATTCCATTTGACCTAGACTTTTTCAATCGAATAACAAAAGGTGGACTACCACCCAAGACTTTGAATATCGCACTTGCTGGTACTGGTGTTGGTAAATCATTGTTCATGTGTCACATGGCTGCGAACTGCATATCTCAAGGTAAGAATGTTTTGTATATCACTCTTGAGATGGCAGAAGAACGTATCGCAGAAAGAATAGACGCAAACTTGATGAATATCTCTATGGAAGATTTGCATGATTTACCAAAGAAGATGTTTGATAGTAAGATTGCAAAGATAATCGAAAAGACATCTGGTAAACTGATAGTCAAAGAATATCCAACTGCGTCTGCAAATGCAAATCACTTTCGTGGTCTAGTCAAAGAACTTGCAATCAAGAAGTCTTTCAAACCAGATATGATATTCATAGACTATCTAAATATCTGTGCATCATCTAGGTTCAAAGCAGGACTAAACATTAACTCGTATACTTTGGTGAAGTCGATTGCAGAAGAACTGCGTGGCCTTGCAGTTGAGTGTAATGTTCCTATCATGTCTGCAACTCAAACTACTAGGTCTGGTTTCGTGTCCAGTGATATTGGTCTTGAAGATACATCTGAGTCGTTTGGTTTGCCTGCAACTGCTGACTTGATGTTCGCATTGATATCCACAGAGGAATTAGAAGACTTAGGACAGATTGCAGTCAAACAGTTGAAGAACAGATACAATGACCCAACGATACACAAACGATTTGTTCTGAACATTGATCGTGCAAAAATGCGATTGAGTGATGCAGCCAGTGAGGAACAGACACTAGTTGATGATGGACAAGATGATACACCAGTATTTGATAAAACATCTTTTGGTAAAAGAAACCTTGACTTTTCTAAGTTAAAAGTATAATAAATAATAGGAAACTATATTTAAATGGGAAAGTGTCATGTCAATAAGAGCTCATGTTCGCAAGTTAAAACCTATATCAGAAGACTTTGAAAATCCAGTTGACAAACTACAAAACTTTTTAACAGAACAAAAACTAAAAGCAGAGGACTACGAAGCAGCGATTGTTGTTGGTTGGCATAAAATCAATAACATGAAACTAAATCCTAGTTCATCTGGAATATCTCCCAAAGTTATGACACTCTTAGAGAAAAATCCACTCGCACTGGAGTCTGGTGAGAAAATTGCAAATGCAATATTAAAACACTTCCGTAATGCTGGTGCAAAAGCAGAACAATATGGTCGTGCAAAATCTAAATTAACACCCTTCTGGAAAGGGTTTGGTGCAACTGATACAACTCCAAAAACAGATATTTTGATAGGTAATAAAAGACTATCACTAAAGATAGGTCTTGCACAACTTATGTCTGGTGGTAAATCAGAGTCGATGGCAACTTTTTATGCGGCCCTCAAGACAACACCAGAACTAAAAGATGACCCACAATTTCAAAAAGTTAATCAAGTATTTGAGTCTTTTGTTACGAGTACACTCGCACCATCACAGTTAAGACCTCTAATTAAATCTGGTGAAAATGATATAGTAAATGCGGCTGAGGTTGCACATAAGGATTGCATGAGAGAACTAGGGACTTTATTTGAACAGAGTTCTGATTTTAAGATTGCGTTTGCAAGAGAAGCCATGTCTGGTTATGAAAAGTATGGAAAGTCTAGTAACTCTGCAGCTGAGTTTATGGTGGTTGCATCAAGTGATGGAAGTCAAGTATCAATCCATAGTGTTGATGATGATGCATATTGTGAAAAGATTGCAAATGCTATGAGATTACAAGCAAGGTTTAAAACCAGTTCAAGAAAAGTTAAAGGTGTTAAAACAGGTGAGTATAATTTTTGGTCTGTGGTTTCGTTGATAGTAAATGCTATGAGTGCAGATACTATAAAGGAGGGTATGTTTGATATTGTCAAAGGTAAACTAAAATCTATAGGATCAAAAATACTAAATGGTGTTAGAGGATTTTTATCAAAAAGTCCTATCAGTCTGTTTAAATTTCTAGGTGCGATACCAACAATCAAAGTAAGTAGAAAGATACATTTTTAATGAGAACATTTTTAGAACTACTATCAGAGGATAAAGGTGGTAAGAACCTACACCTAGAACATCTAGAGGATGAGATACTCAACTATGGTGTTGATGGTGGTAGAGCTGCAATCAACTTTCTACAATCACTGAGAGATATGTTGTCTGGTTCTGCACGTTCATCAGTGAACATGACAGTCAAGTGGGATGGTGCGCCTGCGATATTTGCTGGTATCGACCCAAGTGATGGTAAGTTCTTTGTTGCAAAGAAATCAGTATTCAATGTCAACCCAAAGTTATACAAGACCAGTGCAGAGATAGATGATGACTTATCTGGAGATCTAAATGCAAAATTCAAAGTCGCACTCACAGAGTTCTCAAAACTTGGAATCAAAGGAGTCATACAAGGTGACCTCATGTTCACAGACGACCTTTCGAAAGAAACTATTGAGGGGGTATCATATTACACTTTCCAGCCTAACACTATTGTTTACGCTGTTCCTGTTGATAGTGATCTTGGTAAGATAATGAACACTGCAAAGATAGGTGTTGTATGGCATACTACTTACACAGGAAGTTCACTACCAGAGATGAAAGCGTCATTTGGAGTGGACATATCAAAACTGTCTAAACCAACCTCTGTGTGGATGGACGATGCAACATATAAAGATGTGTCTGGTCGTGCAACCTTTACACAAAAAGAAACAGACGCAGTGACGAAGATACTATCACAGACAGGTAGAACATTTCAGAAAATAAACGCACCTTTGTTACGACAGTTTTTAAATTTACAGAATAGTATGACAGGTGTATTATCTGGTGCATCACTCAAGACATATAATAACTCAAAGGTTCGTGCTGGTGAGATAATCAAGAACCCAAAACAACACGCAGCTGGATATGTCAAATGGGTGGAGAACTCAATACAGAAACAGATAGACAAAGTAAAGAGTGACAAGGGTAAAGAGAAATATAAGAATATGCAGAAAGAGTATGTGAGAGATTTTAAGAAACACGTTAATAACCTTACACAGATTATCACATTCCAGAATCTACTGGTAGATGCAAAGATGCAGATAGTAAAAAAACTAAATAGTGTTAAGGGTCTTACTGATACATTCATTAGGACACCGAATGGATACAAAGTAACAAACCCAGAGGGTTATGTTGCTATTGATAGAGTTGGTGGTAAAGCGGTCAAACTTGTAGACCGAATGGAATTTTCGTTTAACAACTTTACAGCGATTAAGGCATGGGACAAATGATAGACGAAAATGAAAAAATTGATTTTTTAATAAACATTGGAGCTGATAAAAAACAACATGGTGAGGGAGGTTTCAATTTACTACACCATTTGATTGGAACAAGAAATATCATAAGAGACAGGGGTGGTGCAGAGTATCTTCAAGATGCTGGACTTTTTCACTCAGTTTATTGCACACAAGCATTTCACTATCAAAGTTCAACTAATAGAGAAAAAGTTATTTCTATTATAGGTGAGAGATCAGAGAGATTAGTTTACTTATACTCAATTTGTCCACGACCTAGAGTTGAGAATATACACACTTTAGAGGACGGACAAACAAAAGAAGATTTACTTATCATGGATAAGGCGAATGAAGAGGAACAACTACCAACGGCCAGAATGTTCCAAAAATATTTTGATGAAAATAATAGTCACAAATGTAAAGTCGAATGGATGGGAAAATGAAAAAGTTTAAAGAACTTACCAGCGAGATAGAAGAGGCTGTTATAAAAAGACTTGATCTTGCAAAACTCCGAAAAAGATCAAGAGAGCAATCAATCCGTATGAGAAGATTGATGAAAAACCCAGCATACAAAAAGAAAGTCGAACTCAAAAAGAAACGTATGAAGTCTGCACCAGAACTTCTGGTGAGGGCTCAGAAACAAGCAAGAGATATGGTAAGAAAGAAATTCTACCCCAAGTATGATGAAATGGGTAGAGAGGGTAAAGCAAAGATAAATCAAGTAGTATCTTTAAAACATGGTGCTAAGATAGCAAAGATTGCAAAGAAACTACTACCAAAAGTAAAGATACAATCAAGAGAACTCGTTAAGAGAGCAAGAGAGTTATCGAAAGAAAAGTAATGCGTAGATTTTTAGAACTCATAGAACAAAAAGAGAATGTAGTATTTACATTCGGTAGGTTCAATCCACCTACAACTGGTCACGAAAAGTTGATACAGAAAGTTGCATCTGTTGCTGGTAATAGTCCGTTTCGTATCTACCCATCATATTCACAAAACCAAAAGAAAGACCCACTACCATTTCCATTGAAGATTGCATACATGAGAAAGATGTATCCAAAGTATGCAAGAAACATAATCGCAGATAAAGATGCAAGAACAGCAATCAATATCGCAACTAAACTATATGATGAAGGTTTCAAAAATGTGACTATGGTGGTTGGTTCTGATAGGGTAAGAGAGTTCTCATCACTACTCAATAACTATAATGGTGTTGAGGGTAAACGACATGGTTTCTATAAGTTTGATAATATCAATGTAGTATCTGCTGGAGAACGTGATCCAGATGCAGAGGGTGTCGAGGGTATGTCTGCATCTAAGATGCGACAGGCTGCATCTGATAGTGACTTTGATTCATTTAGTCAAGGATTACCTAGAGGTTTCAAAGATGGTAAGAAACTTTATCTTGATGTAAGAAAACACATGGGTATTCGTGAGGAACGAGATATGGGTGAGATGACTGACTTTGAGTCACTCAGAGATATGTACCTTACAGGAAAGATTTGGAATATCGGT